ATCTGAGCGGGCCAAGATCATCGCCAGCTTTCCGGCGCATGAGCGCGAGGCGCGCGCCAAGGGAATCCCGACGCTGGGCTCTGGGCGGATATTCCCGGTGTCCGAGGAGAGTATTTCCGTGGCTGCCTTCGATATTCCGGCACCTTGGGTCCAGATTGTGGGCATTGACTTCGGCTGGGATCACCCGTCGGCCGCCGCGCGACTGGCATGGGACCGGGACGCCGACTGCCTCTACCTGACCCACACGCACCGGGCACGCGAGCAAACTCCGGTCCTGTTCGCTCAAGGGATCAAGGCTTGGGGCCGCTGGATACCGGTGGCCTGGCCGCATGACGGCTTGCAACATGACAAGGGCAGCGGCATTGAACTGGCAGAGCAATACCGGCAACAGGACTTGAATATGCTGATTGAAAAAGCAACGCACCCGCCAGCGCCAGGGGACGAGGAGGGGGCAGGGGGTAACGGGGTTGAGGCTGGACTGATGGACCTGCTGGACCGGATGCAGACCGGCCGCTTCAAGGTGTTTGACCATTTGGTCGATTTTTTTGAAGAACTCAGGCTGTATCACCGCAAGGACGGGCGTGTTGTCAAAGAAATGGATGACATTATCTCGGCGGTGCGCTATGCGGCCATGATGAAACGGCACGCGATCACAAAGCCAGGCCAGGCGACATTCAAGCGCCGGGGCTCGCCAATGGCGGTTTGACGTGGCAAGGATGGCACGATCCACCGTAGAAGTAACCGGCGCTGCGTGGCTTTATCGCGTAACGTCCGGTGGAATGATGGGTTCGGCGATTACTTAATCAGCTTTCCATTTTGGGTAAGCACTCCGGCCTTCAATACGAATACATACTTTTCTTTCGCAGCCTTTCTGTGCGCTGCTTTTGATCCCAAAGGCCCCCAAAACCCAGGCATTGTTACTGAAATGGAATCGGACGCTTGTTTTGCATCAATGAGATCGGAGCAGGTTCCGAATGCAGAGGTTGCCTTAACACCAGAAGTTGAAACTGTCACAAAGTAAAGTAGAGCTGGGCAGGCAGTTCCGCCGTTGTCCTGGATAAGGACGACATCGTTATTTCCGAGTTGATATGTTCCAATGACACTGAGGCTGTTGTTCCCTTGAATCTCAGGCTCTAACGGAAGATTTTTGAACAAAAGCATATTTTTGTCGTTGATCTTAAGGGACCCGAAGCGTGTTGGAATATCTTCCGCAAGCGCGGTAGAAACAGCAAAAGATAGTGAGGCTAATAGAACAGCAGATCTAAACATAATTAATTCCCTTTTTGCGGCAAAAATGGCGTTGCCGTAGCGCCCAACGTAAAGTACACCGCACTTTGCGGCATAACACCGCCACAGCCAGATTAGACTGCAAGCTACCCTATGACGTGGCTGAATTCGTTCCGCCCGAAGAAGCATGAGGAAAAGAAGAAGGCGGGCCGGTCTAATTCCGTGGCAAGGATGGCAGAGTCACCAGATATTATTCCGGGGGCTCTTTCCATCATGGCAGCAACAATTGACACCGCTAGAGCGCACCTGCTGCGCCAGCATGGCGACATCACGGCGGTTTACACCTGGGTCAACGATGAGCGGGCGCTGGTGCTGGTGCCGACTTACCGCAAAAATGCGCCCTGGTTCATCGTCTGCGAGAGCGCGGCGTACAAATACGACGATGACCGCTACATTGCCAGCCAAGCGATCAAGGCCTGCGAGGTGCTGGGCATCGAGGCCAGCCGCCCCAACATCCTGCGCATCGGCACGATCATCGAAGAGGGTTTGCCCGACCTGATCCGCATCCCGACCCAGCAACCGCGCGAAGCGAGTGGGCGCAAGTACGGCGAACTCAAGGTGTTTGCAGACGGCGACCAGATTGGCGGCGATGACATCCGGGTAGAAAACGAAGTGCCCACCTATGCTTGATATGCTTGAGCAGAGCACGGTGCGCTTACCCAAGGCCTCGGGCGACACCTATTTCGACGAGATGGATGGCGCCAGAGATAGCTTTGGCAAGAACTACGACGGCAATGCGATCAACGCGCTGGATGGCGCCGCCGCCCACAAAGAGCACTCCAAGCTGTTGTCCTGGTACCTGCTGGAGCGCGACAAGCAAAGCGCGAACCGGCACGAGATGGCGCTGGACCAGGATTTTTATGACAACCTGCAGTGGGACCCGGAGGACGCGGCCACACTAAAAGATCGTGGCCAGATGCCGCTGGTGTACAACGAGGTGGCGCCGATGGTGGACTGGGTGATCGGCACCGAGCGGCGCTCAAGGGTGGACTGGAAGGTGTTCCCGCGCACCGAAGATGATGTTGCCATGGCCGACACCAAGACCAAGGTGCTGAAGTATGTGAGCGACATCAACCGGGTGGCATTCACGCGCTCACGGGCCTTTGCGGATGCGGTCAAGGTCGGCGTGGGCTGGCTCGATGACGGCGTGCGCGATGACCCGACGCAGGACATTTTGTTCTCGAAGTACGAGGACTGGCGCAATGTGCTGTGGGATTCCGCCTCTTACGACCTGGACCTGGTTGATGCGCGCTATATTTTTCGCTGGCGCTGGGTTGATGAGGATGTGGCGTTGATGATGTTCCCGGAGCGGGCGGCGCAGATCAAGGTGGCCATCCATGACGTTGGCAATATGGAGCGCTTCTACGATGACGATGCCCTCGGCAATCAAGACACAAACCTGGACGCCGTCCGCAGCGGCAGGCTTGTTTCTTCTGGCGTTTACTCGATGAACGACGTCAGGCGCAACCGGGTCAAGTTGATCGAGTGCCAGTACCGCAAGCCGACGCTGGTCAAAATTGTGGCCAATGGGCCGCTCAAGGGCCAGTTTGTACATGATGCCGATGTGGCCATGCAGCAGATGCTGTCGGCGCATGGATCGTCCATCATGCAGCGCACCATGATGCGCACCCATGTGGCAGTGTTCACCGAGGGCGACATGATCTCCATGGGTGCCAGCATTTACCGCCACAACCGCTATAGCCTAACGCCGATCTGGTGCTACCGCCGTGGCAAGGACCGGCTGCCCTATGGCGTGATCCGCCGGGTACGCGACATTCAGCAGGACTTGAACAAGCGTGCCAGCAAGGCCCTGTTCCTGATGAACACGAACCAGATCATTGCCGACGAAGGGGCGGTGGACGACTGGAACGTGCTGCGCGATGAGGTGGACCGCCCAGACGGCATGATCGTCAAGAAGCAGGGCAAGTCAATCGAGATTCGGCGTGATTCGGACCAAGCGGCCGGCCAGATCAATATGATGACGCTGGCGCAAAGCACGATCCAGCGCGCCAGCGGCATCAGCAACGAGAACCTAGGACGGCAGACCAACGCCAGCTCGGGCACCGCTATTGCCGCGCGCCAAATGCAGGGTTCGGTCGTCACCACCGAGCCGTTCGATAACCTGCGCATGGCGATACAGGTGCAAGGTGAAAAGCAGTTGTCTCTGACTGAGCAGTTCTACACCGAAGAAAAAGTGGTGCGCCTGACAGGCGCGCGCGGGGCCATCGAGTGGATCAAAGTCAACTCGCCCGAGGTGCAGGCGGACGGCTCTACCCGCTACCTGAACGACATCACTGCCAGCGCCGCTGACTTTGTGGTGTCGGAGCAGGACTACAACGGCACCTTGCGCCAGGTGATGTTTGAACAGTTGAGCGCCATGTCACAGCGGCTTCCGCCCGAGGTCGCGCTGCGCTTTTTGCGCATTGCCATGGAGTTCTCGGACTTGCCCAACAAGGATGAGATTGCCGAGCAGATTCGCCAGATCACCGGCGAGCAGGACCCGAACAAGGAGATGACGCCCGAGCAGGCGCAACAGGCAGAGCAGCAGATGCAACAGCAGATGCAGCAGCAGGCCGAAGCGCTCGATATGCAGCGGCAAACCGCCATGCTGGCAATGGAGGAGCAGCGCGCCAAGGTGGCATTGCTCAATGCCCAGGCCGAAAAGGTCATGGCTGACATTCAGGGCGCAGGGCAGGGCGGCAGCGACCCAGAACTGGAAGGGCAGATTCGCCAGATTCAGACCCAGGCGGCGGCCCAGATTGACCAGCTTTCCACTGATTTACGCAAAGCCCAATCGGAACTGGCGAACCGCACGCTTCAGATCAAGCAGGACAGTGATACAAAATTAGA